CTCAGACCAAATAACTTGGTCAGCAGTCATAGACTCTTCAGCTCCTACTTGTGAAAGAAATCCTGAAATAGTTCTCGGTCCGAAAACTTCAGCTTCTTTTTCCATAAGATCTGGTAAATATTGTTGTGCCCAACCCGTTGAAGAGTTTAGGTCTAGATAATTTGTAGATAGTGCCTTTTGGCTAGGAGCCGGTACACTATTTAAATTATCCCCTGGAGTAATTGCCATAATTTTGTTTTTTTAAATTTATTATTTATTTATTGTTTTTAATTTTAAACTTAAAGTCAGAAGAATTATTGCCTAACACTTTTACTTTTATTCCACCTGCTTCAACAACACCATGTTGTTGTCTAGGGTTCATATCAACATTTTTAGCTTTAGCAATACTAGTTTTCATAGCATCTGCTTTACCTTGTTCATAAAAGTGATTAGCAATAGCATCAGGATTCATAGCTGTAAATAAAGATTTGTGATAACCTTTTGCATCTGACATTTCATTATTTTTATTCAAGAACTTCTTGACAAAATTATTAATATCGCTTTGGCTATCTTTTACTTCATTAGCGTTCTTCACATTAAACCTATACTTCTTTTCCCCGACGTTGTATTCAAAACCTTTGAATTTATCGTTAAAAACTTCTTTAGTTTTTAATTTAAAAGTGTTAGTTTGTTTTTCTGCTATTTTTTTAGTCTCTTGAGACTCTTCGTTGTACCTATTAAAAAAGTTCATTGCTTTTTGAGCTTCAGGTGTTAACCTTGACCCAGCTTTGATCTCTTCATAGTATTTAGACTTTTGCCCGTCTAAGTGGCTTTTAGCGCTGGCAACTTGCTCTTTAAGCGCTATTTTTTTCTTTTTTATATCTCTTTCATCTTCAATTTCTTCATCAAAAGAAAACGAATCATCAATTAAAAATTCAATTTCATCTGGTGTTAAGTGAGATTTAGTTTTTTTGTAGTACTCTCTAAGAACTGTCATGTCATCGTAACTAGTGTAGTCTTTGTTAAGACTTACATAATCTTCTAATGTACCACCAGTTTCTTCCATAAAATCTACAACTTTTTGTAAATTTTCAGGTATTGCTTTTCCAGTTTCTGCTTCTTCTACTTTAGCATCTATCAAGTCTTCAGTAAGATCTGTAGTCTGATCTTTAACTTCTTCTTCTGTTATTTCTTCTAACACTGGTGCTTGCTCTTGCTCTACTTCTTCTTTTTTTATTTCTTCTTGCTCTTCTTTGACATCAACTAAAACTTTTTCTTCAACAGCTGGTGTTTCTTCTACAACCTGCTCTTCTTTTGTTTCTATTGGTTTGTCTAAGTTTACTTTAATAATATCATCTTTAACTTCTTTTTTAGACATATTTACTTTTGTAACTTTTTCAGTTACTTTTTCTTTTTTTTCTTTCATAATATAATATAATAATAGTTAGTAATTTTACATACTCATAGTGTCCATGCCTCCACCTAAGATATCATTACCTGTTGACTCAAAGTTTTTAGGTGCTTTACCATTATTTCTTTGATCAATAAGTTCACTTTGTTGAGTTGCTTGGATTTTTGTTCTTTGATCTTTACGATCCTCTCTTTTGTTTTCTTTAGAACCTAATGCTTCAGACTCTAATTCTTTTAGCTGCATGTTAAAATCAAACTCTTGCTCCATTAACTGTTTTTTCAGTTCCATTTCCGTTTGCAATTGTTTAATCTTTAACTCAGCTTTAGCTTGTTCTAATTGAATCTCACCTTGAATTTTTTGCTCGTTAGCTTGTATCTCTGATTGAGATTTTGCTTGAGCAGCTTCTTGATTTGCTTTAGACTGTGCTTGAATATTTTGTTGTTGCTTTTGTTGATCTGTTTCAAGTTTTTTCTTTCTACGTATCTTTAATAGTTGATTAGCAAGTTTAATGTTTTTAATCTCTCTAAGATCAATAGCATCTGCAAGTTCAATCATTTTTTGTTGTAGTGCCATTTGTATGTTATTCTCAAGCATTGCTTTTTCTTCATCATCTGGAGTTAGTTCAATAAAAATTCCAAAGTCGTACAAGTGAAGCTCGGACATTTCTTTTAATGTAGCTACATTATGAGCACCTATTTGATGTATAAAAGCTTCTGCAGTTGGTGAATACTCTAACACGTCAGATATTCTAAGAGATAAGCATTGAGCTACTTCAGCTGTTAAAAATAAACCTGACTGTAGTATATGTCTTGTAGCTGTGTTTGAATTAGCTGCTGCCATTTTTTGTATACCAACCAAAGCATTTTTGTCAGGTGTACTACCATCTCTAGCTTCATTAAGCCCAGTAGTATCTCTAATCATTTGCATGTAATAGTTGTAAGTTTGTATTAAAGTACCCATTTTCTGACCACCACTACCGCTAGATATTTCTTGAATAGGTACTTTACCTGGGTTACCATCACCATCAGCTGTCATTGATCTACCTATAACAGAACCTGTTTGGAAAAACATATTTAAAGCCTCTTGTGGGTTGTAGTTTGTACCATTACCTAAGTCTATTTCAGCTAAACCATCAGCATCTAAATAAACACCATCTGGAACCATACGTGATAACACTTGTTGTAGTTTTAAATGTGTAAGCTGAATCATATCAGCAAAACCAGTAATTCTACTAACTAAAGACTCTATACGACCTTCATACATTCTTGGTGCAACTATAGCATAACTCATTTTAACCTTAGTGTAATCGCTTTTTGGCCTCATCATATTCTTAGCCATTTCCCACTTGATAAGTTTACTAGTACCAAGTATTAAAGCTCCTTCATATAAAACCTCTACTTTTTTTTGTAACCTACCAAAATTCATTTCTTCAGGTGGATTAAAAGTGTCATCTTTAAGTATTAACTTTTCAGCACCAGTACCTGTTTCTTTAACTTTATAAGTTTCGTTCATAAAAGTTTTATAATTAAAGTATAAAACTTGAACAGTGTTATTATCCACCCTTTGACGTTGAGAACTTGAGTGATAGTTATTTTTATTGTGGTAGTTGTTTTTTGATATTTCTTCTAAATCTTCTATACTTAAATGAGGAAACTCTTTAACCAACTCATTGATAGGTATTGTTTTTGCTTCTCCTACATAGTATATGTCTTCAAAGTAAGGTGACTCAGTGTAAGAGTATACTAGATTAGCTGGATCAACATATTTTATTGTAGTTCCTTCTGATGGATTAAAATCAGTTTTAACAGCACCAATACCTAAAACAGTTAAATCATAGTAAAATTGTTTTTTAATAAGCTCATACCTGTTGCCTTCCATTATAGTGTTTAACGCTTGCTCTTCTGCAATTTCTACAGCTTGTTTGTAACTAAGTTGCATGTGTAGCTTTAATTCTTCTTCTGATTCTGGTAAAGTCTCTTTATCGTTCTCATACATGTTCATGTTAAAGTTTTCTTGAGTATAGTCGTTAAACTCTTTTGACCTCATATCTCTTAACATTGACTCCATGTACTCTGTTCTTTTACTAACTCCAAAAGGATCTTGAGAATATGCTTTTACATCATAAGTTCTTTCAGCTATACCATTTACAACTATATCAACAAACTTAGGTATAATAGGTACAGGTTTCCAGTCTAAATTAAGATAAGATAAATCACCGTTTATAGATAACTCATCTTTATATTTTTGTGTAGATTGTTCTCCTCTAGCATATAGTCTTAGTTTTCTAAAATCATTTCTATTACTTGAGTATCTGTTATAACCTTGCTCTACATTAAACCACTCAGACTCAATAGCTTTAGCAACTTTAAGACCATACTCAAAGCTAATCTTTTCTATATCGCTCACAATTTGACTTGGGAAATAACTTTTTGTACCTTGGTTAGCCATATTTATTCTTTAATTAATTTAGATGTATTGCCTTGATTAGCATATCTTGCAATACTTATGTTTAGTTTAGGTTTTTCTACTTTTGCGTTTGGTCTGTATAGATGTCTATTGTTTGCCATAATAGCAAGTCCAGAACTAATAGATGCATCATGCTTTGTTCTTTTGTTTATATCAAATTTAGCCCAGTCATTTAATAACTCATTAAAATAACAATCACCAAACGATCCATCTTGTTTCATACCCACGTGAGACTGTATGTACATTTCAATTGCCGCAGCATGAGCTTGTTTTATATCTTCACTTGAATTAGGTATACCACCTACTTCTTTTTCCGCTACAGATAATTTGTTCCATATCTTATCAGGTCTGTTCATACTAAAACCTCTGTAACCACGTCTTCTTAAATAATACAGTAGACGAGGTTTATTATTCTCTGCAAGTAAAGGCATCCCGTAAAATACTAATGCCATTAGAACGTCTTCAAAGAATATCTCTGCGGTTTGTGGTCTTGCCAAGTACTCTAAGAAAAAGCTATTAGCTGGAGCATCTTCCATGCTAAACTTAGTTAAACCATGCAGTGCACCTTTTGAACCTACACCATCAACAGTTCCTGATATATCGTAACTATCACAACCAAAAGCACCCATGTGCTCATTACCAGGCCATTTAACACCATTTTTAATAATACAATTGTTTTGTATATTTGTTGGTGGTACCCAACTTACTTTAAACCTACCTTTTTTGTCTGGGTAAAATATGACTTGACTAT